AACAAAGAACATACCCGTCAATATGACTGCGACGAGTATGGAAATCATTTATTACTATATATGAATATTATTTACGCGGGGGTGACCTCAGCCTCCTCCTCCTCATCTTCCTCCTTGACCTCCTCGAGTTTAGCCGCAGCTTCGCGCTGTTTCTGACGCTCCTCAACCTCGGCAGCGACGATGGCGTCAGCCTCCTTGACCAGGTCCTCCATGGGGGTGTCCGGCTTCTCCTTCTTAAGACGCTCCAGAACCTCCGAGGGGTGGGAAATCGGAGCCTCGTCAGGCTTGGTGTAAAACTTGGAGTTATCATCACCGGGGTTGTACGAAACCTTGGTATCCATCATACCCTGCTTGCGTTCCTGGAACATACGAGCAGCCTGAGCCTGGTTCTCCTTATAACCCGTCATGATCTCCTCGAGCTTATCGTTGGTATAATGAACATCCTCAATCTTGGTGGGATCGGGAGGGATCAGAAGCCACTTGTACTGCTCCACGACATAGATGTCGAATGTGGGATCCTCCTTCTGAAGGCGCTTCGCATGGTTCGCAGCCTCGTCACGGGTGGCAAAAGCACCACGAAGCTTGATACCAAATTTATCGGTCTTCTGAGGACACTCGGGTCCAACAATAGAGATACACGCAAAGACCTGCCCAGGAACAGTGGTGTAGTCGGTTTGAAGAGACATTATATCTTATTTAGGTTTATAAACTTTAAGCCATATTTCAAAGCCTAAGTGTTAAAATAAAACACTGAAAATTAAGACAATTCTCATGTTTCTCAATGACGGCACACCCCACTATGACGGCATCGCCAATGAGCATTACACGATTTACATGATTAACCACAACCCCAAGCTTGCACCAATCCGTGAAAAGCTCGGTTTCCTTGTCCACCGAGGCGGGACCCAACAGAACCCTGACGCCGAGTGTCTCGAAACCGGGGTGAAAGTTTCACTAAAAAACAAGGAGTCTGAATCCGGGAGCTTCGACTGGAAGAATATGTCTTTCGTCGATGAAGAATTTGGTGCTCTCCACAAAGACATCACTCAATACTACAAAAGATATCCAGAGGAAGAGAAAACCGTTAGCATGTACAAGAGACTGCTTAACGTCATCTCAAAGTCTCTCGACCCAAGTTCGATGCTCAAGCGCGTCCTCGACGGGCATGAATCTGACTGGATTCTGTTACATTTCAAGAAGTCGAGAGAAATGGTTCTTTTTCATCGCGACGAGCTCGTCGACTTGTGGAATAACCCAGGGGGTTGTATGGTTCGAAACGGGTGCGCAAGTGGGAAGATTGAGGGAACACCCAACCTTCGCATGCGTGTATGTCTGAATAATGGCATCCGCGCCCTGCTTGGTCGAGGCTCTAGTATCTGTGTGAAAATCCAACAGGATCAGCCCCGGAAGCTCCTGGCTCATCTCAAGAACTCTATTGTGTGCGCGTACTGATTATAGCCGTATTATCGTTTTTATCAATGAGAATCGAAGATCTTTTTAAGTTTTTTGCTGCTTTCCCAGTCGTCCCCGAGCCACACATAGGGTCGAGTACGGTATCCCCTTCATCCGTGGATATTAAAATGATTCGTTCGATGAGTTTAACAGGCTTCGCCGTGGGATACGTTCGTAACTCAGAACCTTGGCTGATAGAGTGAATATCATCCCATAGATCTGTACATGGTTTACCCTCAGTCTCATGAAGGTATATCTTCTTGTATAGTTTCGAGTTCTTCGTCTTTGGTGTGTGAAGTCTGTTATCATCTCTAAGGCGCTCGAGTTCTTCCTGTTTAATTCGCCACCCAGATGATGGGTTATACACCCGATCCCCGAATTCAAACGTATACATGTACCCCTTTTTTGTATTCTCTGTGACCACATGCCCAAGGGAATAGTTTCCTCTATCGTCTTTGTTATTGAATGAATTCTTCACGTACATCTCATCCCTGGATTGATACACGAGATTAAATTTGGGATTCTTCGATATACTGCATCTAAAAATGATGTCGATCGTCGCACCGAGTTTATGTTTCACGTTATTCTTTGATCGACATTTCTTCCAAAAAATTGGTTGAACATATTTAAACTTTTCCCTTAGGATCTGTTCAGGTGTAAACATTTTTTCAGCTGAGATGTGGAAAAAGAGGGACCCATCCTTCTTCAATTTCGGGATACATTTATCTATTACCCGCTCTATAAAGTCTTTATAATCACCACCCTTCCAGGTATCTGAAAACCCTGTGGAGTTCTCGTGTGACATCGTATAATCACGACCACTATCGAACGGTGGGTCGAGATAAATCATGGCGATTGACCCGTCCTTTACGAGATCGAGTTTTTCTAAACAATCCCCAATGATATATTCCATTGGAAGATATACATTGATAAACTTTAACCTAAGTAACCACATTAAAAAGATGTAAACATGTATCATCATGGAGGAGATTCGTAAGAATCATAACGAGGCGAAGAGGGTTTTGATTCGGTCGGTGGCTCGAGAGGGACAGCACATCCTCGATGTTGGGTGTGGTTTTGGTGGAGATCTCCAAAAATGGCACAACTGTGGAGTGAACATCAATATGTGCGACCCTGAACCATCTGCACTCGAAGAAGCTCGTTCACGTGCGAAGAATATGCGCATACGAGTCAATTTCTATGAGGGTGATATCCATCAGTGCCCTCACCGGAAGTTTGATGTTGTGTGTTTTAACTTTTCACTTCACTATATATTCGCATCGAGGGACTTTTTTATGAGTTCTCTCAGGGAAATTAAGAAGCGTGTAAAACACGGGAGTTATCTTGTNGGTATCATCCCGGATTCAGAAAAGATTATATTTAAAACACCACTCATCGATGATATGGGAAACTTTTTCAAACTGAAGGAACATGGGAATGGGGATTTTGGTGAAAAGTTGTTTGTACACCTGACGGATACCCCTTATTACGCAGATGGACCTAAATCCGAACCTGTGGCGTATAAAGATCAGCTTGTGACGCATTTAGAACATCTTGGATTTAGATTACAACTTTGGGAGGGACTGTGTGGAAATCCAATCTCAGAGTTGTATAGCAAATTTATCTTTGTATATGATAGATGAATCTTTTCAGTATATTACTTTTGATTAATTTAGTTATTCTCTTCACGACACGNCAACCCCAGGAACTCGTCGATGTAAAGGAGAAGTACCAGATTCTCCGTGATCACCTAAAAACGACAGAAAATGAAAAATTCAAAATGCTCATCCACCCCATTCCCATAACAGGTCTGAAGCGAATGAATGGGACTGTCGGATACAACGTCAACAAGGGTGCAGACATAACTATATGTCTCGATGGTGATTCGAACAAGATTTTCCACGTCCTCATTCATGAACTCGCACACAGTACAGTCACAGAGTTTTCACATTCTAAGAATTTTTGGAAAAATTTCGTAGAATTGAGGGGTATTTGTGAATCCATTGGGATTTATAAGAGGATGCCTGAGAGAACTAAATTTTGTGGTCAGCATATTCAGGATAAATAATAATCTCGAGATACTATAAATGCAAACCCCTATTACACAGATGTTGCTGGCGCTCTTTTACTGGCTAGTGTTCTTTGGAATCACCCAGGTTCCAGTTCACGTCGATAACTATTACGTGAATCTGGTATTCCTGACCGTTGTTATCCCCAACGCTGCTCGTTATATCGTGGGTGAACAACCTGAGCTCGCAGTTGATCGATCCTTCTTTGCTATGGCTACCCTCCTCGCGCTCATCATCGTGTTCGCTGTGAACGAATGGTGGAAGCGGTCGAAGGATACCGTCAAGAATTTTCATAGGAGCGATCGAAAGAAGCGTCTTGAGTTGGCGGCTATTCTCGCCGGTGCTTTCGTTCTCGGTGCCGTAGTCATTTATTCCTCTGGTATAGATAACTCCATCTACAACAACATGATGCAGCCAAACGCTTAAACCTTGATAATATATGTCTTAGTGATGTAGAAAATGATCGCAGCCACCACACCGGTGGTCGCGAGACCGACAACACTTCTACCCCCTTGTTCGTTAAGGAACTTGGGGATAGAGGTCGCGAGACGATCCTGAACAGGTTTGCTAACAGCGACCGCGGCACCCACAGCTACGATGAGCGCTGTGAGCTGATCATCCGTGAGGTTGAGGGGGTTTTTGCTTTCGGGGATGGAATCAGTCTGTTGGGGGGGAGCGGCAGCGGGGTACACACCTTGCTGAGCCTGAGGCTGAGCCATTTGGGGCTGTACCCTGGGGTCGTCCATCATAGGGGGCTGCTCCATCATGATATCATTTATAGGTGTAGAATCCATCTCGTCTTTATCTTTACTCACATTTTTTTCATTTGTTTTAAACGCTGTCGATGGTTTATCTTGTAGAGGAACCATTCCATCACCGTCGTCAAATAAATTCATGGTGTTTACTTGGTCAGTAGCCATTTAGTATATTCGTATGTTTTCTTGAAGTGTTAAGTGACGCAGTTTACTTTTTTTTCGTGATCGTGAGTTTGGTTTTCTTTGTCGCCTTCTTCGCATCTTCGTCTGTCTGTGTGAGATGTTTGGGGTTGTACATTTTTTTATGCATCTGCCACAGTTGTGGACTCCCGACCCTGAAATTCTTTCGAACAGTCGCTTTGTACCAGAAGACACAATCCTGGATCTTGTTAGACTTCACGGTATTGTCTAACACAAGACACTCATAATTTTCTGTACATGCATCCATCACTTTACAAAACATATCGAATGATGGGAAAATACCAAAGAATGACTTGTACAACTTTTCTCTATTCTGAATGATATTTTCCCTGAGGATAAACACATAATCAACATTCGCTCGAAGTGCCGGAGGGAGGTCCATCACATACTGCATCGTCAACATGAAGAAAATCTTCCAGTGTCGACCGTTCATGAAACATTGTCGAATACATGTGTCCTTCAGAAACTTTGAATCGTACATACAATCATCTAAAAGCATAAAGGCGCCACAGTTATCCCGACCATCACCTACCAATTTTCGTTGTCGGGACATCACCCTCTCTATAGCTTCTCTATCGTAGTCACCGTAAATGAAGAGGTCCGGGATAAAATCCGAATAAAAGTGATTCCCTTCTTCTGTACCAGACAACACGATTCCAGCTGGGAGATGTCTCTTGTGGAACATGATATCTTTCACCAGAGTTGATTTACCAGTATTACGCTTCCCAATGAATACACATACTCGATCATCCGCTATCGTCTCGGGCTTGAACTTCTTCAACTGAAGATTCATTCTATTATAGTCTTCCGTTTTATTTGTTACAATTTTACTCATATACTTCACCTAAGTCTTCGTTTTCATGTGAGAAATCATCAACCATGGATACAATGATGGAACAATACATCGAAACGATGACGAACATCCTAACACCGGTTATGGAACGAGCGACTATTCTCGCAGCTGAATATTCTAAAGCCTGTGGGAGAGACGTTCTTCTACCAGAGGATGTAGAGTATGCGATGAAATATTGCGCTATGCACACAGTCGGTCTCTCGATTGGAACTATGTTCCCGGAGATTTATGAAGACGATGAAGACTCGGACGAAGATATGGATGTCGTATCCGAAGAGGAATGCCCTGAATTTGTTCGCTATTCAGGGGAAGACCCCAAGTTTATCTCGATAAACGAAGCGTACGATCAATGGGATGATTGGGTGCCCCAAAATCCGACAGAAGAGATGTTAAAAAATACTATTAATAGTAATGTTCACATGGGAGCCTGATGGTTGGAACTTTTCAGACTCTGGAGTAAAACTGCATGTATATGAGGATGATGATTCAGATAGCAATAGTAGTTCGTGTGCTGAAATATCAGGAGACGATCAACTCCTAAAAAAGGTCAAAACGAAATACAAAAAATTAGACAAGGAGGAACTATTACCAGAATAAATAATTTTCGTAGGGTATAATATATTACTCACAATGAAGGATGCTATTAAGACTGTCACTCTCGTTACCCAGGAACTCGAGACCCAATCGTTGAACGCGATCGTCGCTGGTTTCTCGTTTGCGGCGGCTATGTCCTGGATGGATGTCGTTCGCTTCATCATCAACCAGGTGATCAAGGTGCCCAAGAACGGTGGTGCCCAGTACGCGCTCACCGCGGTGCTCACCACTCTCCTCTCGATCGCGGTCTACATGTCGATCTCGACTGTGTCGACCCGCGTCTCTAAGCCCGCTCAGCCCGTGTACGCGATCTCTCGTTAAACCGAGGGTGGTGGCGGTAAGGGCTTACGGTTTGTGAGGAGGATTAACATACCCCCAAAGAAAATGATAAGACCGATGTAGATGTATACTTCCTGGTTATAAAGAACCTTCGCCTCAGGTTTCTTTATTACTTCAACCTCACTCTTCTTAATATCCGCGGTGGTAATTGGAACCTTAGGTAAACCCTCTAACTTATCAGTGGAACAGGTGATTTCAAATTTTAGGATGTGATCTTGGTTTCTAAAATCATATGGAATGAGACGCCCATGACTCATGTAAAAGAATTCAATTTTCAAATCCTTTATGATTTTTTGAGATCCGGAATGAAAATGATGTATGAGTGGATCATCACCACCACTTATATTGATAAAGTCAGAACCGTTCAGGAGAATATGCCCTGTATAGAAGGGTGTTGAGCTATACACAGATTGTGTAAATTCATCGGACCCAGTTGTGAGTTTGAGTATGAGAGAGTTAGGTCCATTAAGATTTATCGCACCTGACTTGAGTATCCCGTTGGTTGACGTTTGATTATTAGAACTAAACCCAATGAGTTGGTGTGGTGTCGTTAAGGAAGACGACGTTTGTAAGAATCCATTTGTTCCATCAAAAAATTCGAACGTGAATGCATTAGATACTCCCACGTTTGAAAAGCTAATCGAATTCGTATCCTCATCGTACACGACGAGACTCACATTTGAAGATGGAGGCGCCAAAACAGTTTCAAGATCTTCAGCCAAAACATGTCCATTAGAATAATTAGATTCGTTTAGTGTGATGCTTGTACCGTTCACACTGAATGTGTTATTCGTCAAACACGTAAGGAGTTGTGGTGTGGGGATCCGGGCGGAAACGAGTTTAATTTGGGAGACATCATAGATTGGATTTTTCAGGTGAACAGTATAATTATNTGGTTTCGAGAACGTGTTAGAAAACTCATCTACGATGACGGTGTGCTGACTACTATCTACGCTGAGGTTATGAACCTTCATTAAAATAGATGTATACTATTTTAATGACTGTTTTTCATCAATCNGATGACTTTTCATTTAACTGTAAAGTGAATGGGAGAAGGGGTTGTTCTTTAACTGCCTCGTCGCGACATCAAGTGTTCTCGAGTTGGGGTTTTCGTTACCCTTATAAGGATTGAGTTGATGGAATGTATTGTTCTGGTACTGCTGGGTCCAACCACCATTCGCAGCGTTCATGCGACCATCGATCCGGGAGGTATCACTTCTAACCGCTGTGATCTGCCCACCCTGCTTAAGGGCACTCTCACGNACATTCATGCGACCGGCGTTACCCATACGGTTAGCCTTACCACGACGATCCTCTGGGCGGAACCCAAACTTCATGAGCTCCTCATTCGTCTTCGCAGTCACTTGAGCAGCAGCACTGTTCGTGTACGCACCATGGAAACTGTGGATACCTGGGGTTGGGTGGTTCACGTACGCGTAGTGTTCATCGTTGCGATCACCCTTGAAACGAGTCGGGTCCTGGGCGAGTGTCTGTGCAGAGACCAAACGCTTGGCACCACTGAAACCCAAACCATCATCACGTAGACCAGTTTCGGACCGATTGGTGGTACGCTTAGTCATCTCATGTTCACTACGGGGTACGACACCGGTCATTCCCTGGGCACGACCAGCCATAACAGGTAACCGAGAAGGAAGATAGGCTGTCGTCTCAGGTTTATTGTGGGTGAGTTCTCCAACCTTCGCCGATCGTCCACCTGTAACGTCCATGGCGGGACCAGATCGCCCTGGGAGAGTTGTGAGCCTGTATTCACCTACGTTAATCGGGTTAATCCTGAACATCTGTTGATAACCACCCACAGCTGGGGTATCAGCTCCTACACCAAGACCTGGACCCACCAATTGTTTCTCGATAGGGGATAGGTTGTTCATACGCCCTTGATCATACATGCGGTTACGCATGTTGAGAACTTCTTGACCACCACTTCTCTGCTGACGACTAATATCTGCGAAGCTCTCCATCTCTCTTTTCGCGGGGGCGGCTACCCTGGACACGAAATCGTTCTCCTTGAATTCCGGTTGAGGGGGAGGAGAAGGACCAGGACCAGGTGCAATTACCTGTACCCCAGGACTATACATCTCAGTTCTAGACTTGGTACTAAGTGACCGCCCAGCATAAATTAGACCAGCTATAGCTAATACGGAAATAGGATCAGCCATTCTTACTTCTTAACGATATTTTTATTGACGTATCTTTTCTGGAAAAGTCCGTTTTGGAGTTCAGCACGGGTACTCGATGGCTCATAACGCATGGTGCGAAGAGGGGTCTTGCACTCCATGTTGGAGAGAGGGAATAGGTTACGCTCATAGGTCTGAACGATATTCTTATTGAACCGAGACGTAGACTGGGGTCTGAGCTGATCACTCGTTTCAATAAATCTCGCTGGGGCACCTTTACCTGCCATATAGGGGGCGGTACCGTACAACATTGTATTGGGACGAGATCCATAGTTCAGGTGACTGGGCTGAGGGTAAACAAACACTTCATCGGTCGCCCTCACTGATGGGAGAGCACCTTTATTTTCGACAATAGAAAGACCAGGTTGAAGCTGATACGCCATTTATTATTACATGAGAATATTAATCCACATTAACGCCTNTCCCCGCTTCTGTGAAGACCACCAAAGGCTTCCAACTGGGCACCACGCATATCGGGACTGCATGTTCTCGCATCACTCTTACACATCGGTTTATTCTTGGGTCCGTACAACCATTCCGCGAACGCCGTCTGATCCCCTGGAATCTTCGACACGGCAGTCGTCACGAACTGTCGTTCGTAGGCATTACGTTGGTGCTTGGGGAGTGTAGTACGGGAACGTCCCGAATCATACGAAACCTGATCACCACTGAATTTATCCATGAGTGTCTTCTCAGATGCATAATAGCAGGCTTGCAACCTGTTTGGGGCATCGGTGTAATCTGTTATCAAAACGTTTCCAAGGGGATTCTCCATCGTCGGCTTCTGGCACGTAGGTGCGCTCTGTACATCTCCATATGGTTCCTTGATGACGTTCATCTTATACATCACGAAGATGATCGATAAGACAGTCATACCCAAAATGAACATACGGAGATCACGACGAATGAGGAATAATACACATGAAGCGTAAATAACAAACCGTGATGCGGCATTAATTCTATCCTCTGGTGTTTGTTTACTATTAGGCCAGAA